TCACCGTCGCAAACTGCAACGAGGCAGAGGAACTGCCTGTATTTCCAACTGACCTACAAAGAGCTGCGAAAGCGTCGCCGCCTGCATGTATCGCGGCAGCTTCTTTATCCTTGTCAGCACATCGCGCAGCGTGCCGGCCGCGTTTTTCTGCATGGATTTCGAGACTTTGACCGCATCGAGGCCGAGTGTCTTGTATGCTATTCGCTGTGATTTCGTTGCCGCCTCGCCCTTGGTCAATGCCCGGCCCACATTGCGGAACGAAGTGGACGCCACCTCTGCTTGTGCACCCGATGCGATCATCGCCGAGCCGATCGCCGCCGTCTGTTCGGCCGTGAAGCCATACTGCTCGCCGGTGGCCCCGACGCGGTTCATATAGTCGAGGATCTGCGGGGCTTTCGCGGCCATATTGTTGGACAGATGGTTGATGGCGTCGGCCAGCGCGCCGGTGTCGGCGACGGAAAGGCCGAGCGCCGTCTTGAGCAGCGCCAGCGCGTTTCCAGCCTGGCTTGCGCCGATGTCGAATGCGACGCCGACCTTGGCCGCCATTTCCGTGAATGCCAGCAACTCGCCCGCCTCCATGCCGGCCGCGCCCGCTTCGGCGGCGATTGCGGCCAGCCCGGTCGCGGCGATAGGAATGCGCCGCGACATGTCGATAAGGTCGTTTCCCATCGCCTTGAAGGCCGCGGGCGTGGGGAAGTCCACCACCTTGCGCACATCGGCCATGGCCGATTCGAACTCAATGGCGGCCTTGACCGGAGCGCCTACCGCCTTCGCCAAGGCGTAGCCCACCGCCGCCGCCTCGACCATGCGCCCACGCATCGCGTCCAGCTGCCTGGAATTCCTTTCCTGCGCGGCCTTTAACCGGCCAAGGGTCGCCGCGATGCCCCGCGCCGGAGCCGTCACCCTGTCGATCAAAGAGACGATCAGGGAGGATGTCATCACAGCCATGATTGGACCTATCGGGATTTGGAGGGTGGACGATTTTCAGCGCGGATGACGCGGGAAAGGCTCGCGGAATAGTCGAGGAGCTTGTCGATATCCCATTCCTCGATCACATCGATCGAGGTGTGGAGATGGCGGGCAACGGCAGTTATGACGTCTCGCCACTGGACGCTGACACCGCCTTCTGCAGCTGCCCGCCCGCGGACTTTCCCATGAGGGGGGCTACCTTCTCACCGATCGTTTCCATATCCTCCCAGTCCAGATTCTCGATCACCTCGAGATCGACGCCCGCGAGTGCCGCAAACAATTTGTAGCCAACCCGCGCCTGATTTTCGTCGCCCTCGCCGACATAGGCGTCCACACTCTTCATACGGCGGAAGGTTAGGCTGGTGATTTCAGCGCCGGCATGTTGCACCGGATATTCGAGGGGAACCGTGACGGTCGTGACTTTTTTCATTGGAGTGTCCTGTCATGTTGAGGAAAGTAGAGTTTGGCCGCTCTCATCAGAGCGGCCGATGCGGTTCAGGCGCCGAGCGCCCGGCGCTCCGCCGCGAAATAGTCGACGCGCTTCGACCGCAACTCGCGTTCCCAGAAATCGACGTACCAAAGCTCATCTCCGTCGAGATGGAACTCGTAGTGGGTGACTTCCTTGAAGGAATGGGTGCAGCCGACGAATTCTTCCGGGCTCGCTTCGTCGGGCTCCCATTCGGTGATGGCGCCCTCGATGACGGCGCGGGCGGGCAATGAACGGTTCGTCTTCTTGTCCCGCACCGCGCCGGCGAAGGTCCACCGATCCCGCTGGCCGAAGCCATTGAAGATGTCGGTGTCGAAGCCCTTGATCTCGAAAGCCGGTTCGACCGGCTCGATCCGCGGAAGCGCGAAATCGACGCCCATCACGCCACCGGCCGGGTTGTGATTGGCCGTCATGAACTTGATCGCCGGGATCGTCAGCTTGGCGATTGTCAGGGCGCGAGACGAACCGGCCTGCTCGGCGCGGCGAACGTCCACCGCCGTCAGGAGGTAGAGAGACTGCATGGTCTGGTCCTTTCAGGATGAGAAGTGAAACGCGGCTGGCGAGGAGGCGCGTCAGGCCGTCGCGTTGAGACGGGCGACGATCTCGGCGACCAGCCCTTCGACTGCCGGCCGGTAGCGGCGGATTTCGTGGTTCGCGACCTTGAAGGCGGGAGCCGGTTCGATGCCGAGATTGACCGTCAGACGCCCGAGCCGGATTTCTTCCGGGCTGTTCTTGTCCTCGAGGAACTGGAGATTGTAGCCGAGGATATCTTCATCGGCCTTGTGGTCGCGCAGCATGAACTTCATGGAGTTCAGCCAGGCCTCGACGCCATCGGCCGTAATGCGGCGGCCAAGAAACTGCCGCGTGATCTGCATCAGCTTCACTGTCAGATAGTCGGAGCCGCGCACCTGGTGGATCTGCTTCCACAGTTCGCCGGTATCGGCATTGTCGGTGCCGATGAAAACGAAACCGCCGTCCGAAGCGGAGCCATCCACGCCGGTTTCGCCGGGAACGACGATCGAGACATTGCCTTCCAGCATTTGCTGGCCTTCCGTCGAGCCGTCGAGGAGGGAGAACGGGATCCGGCGCGAAAGGCCGGCGAGCCCCTGCACTGCCCTGTTGGCGATGGGATCGAACGGCTTGCCCTCATTGTCGTTGTCGACCCGGGCGAACAGACCGGCGATCCTCGGCCCCATCGGGCGGGTGACAATATTCTCCCCTTCATAAACGCGCGCGGCCACGCCGATCGGCATCAACCGTTGCGAATTCATGGTCTCACGCGCCGAGACCGCCTTGTCTTTCGCGGTGTCATCCACATCCACCGGCGCGATCGCCAGGAGCCGTTCGCATGCAGCCGCCAGCGCAATGACGACCGGATTGACCGTCTGCTCATCGGCGCGCCAGGCGGTGCGACCCGCCCATATGATGCGCGGTGTGGTGTTCACCGCGGAGGGAATATCGCCAGCGCTATCGAGAGCGGCCGCGATTGCCGCGGATGTTGCTGCAACATCTGCACCTTCAGCCACCCGCAAGACCGTAATGTCTGCACCGGCGTTGAGCCCGGAAAGCTGGGCGTTCACACCTTTTACGGCATCCGCCAGATATCCCGTGCCAAGGGCCGCCACCGCATCGGAATCGCTGGACGAGATCCGGACCGGCGTATCGAGCGGATAGGCTTGCGCCGACGCATCCTCGGAGGTTTCGATAAAGAGCATCTTGGAAAAATCCGCGCCGATAACGGGCAACGGCTCGTCATTTGGACGCGTGAATGTCATGCCGAACGTCGGTGCGGACATCGGATAGTCTCCTTCGGGTGTTTGGTTTAGCGCCCCGCCCACGGGCCGATTTCAGGCAACAAAAAACCCGCGCAAAGCGGGTTTATAATCTTGTGTGGCCAACGGTCGGTTTGTTTCAAGCCGATGCGTCCACGCCGATCCCCATTTTATCGATCTCTTCCGGTGTTGCCGATGCATCGAAAATACGGCATAGCTGCCGCAATTCGGTGGGGGTCATGTCAAACAACACTCTCTATTCTGTGCAGTGCGCGCGGGGGCTGGCGGCCTTTATGGTCGCGATCTTCCATATGCTTCCGATCGAAACGAAGTATGTGGCGCAGCAAGTTCTTCCATCTTTCTTCTCCTTCGGTCAGATCGGGGTGGATATTTTCTTTGTGATCAGCGGCTTTGTGATGGTGCTTACGACCGAGCAATCCCATCAGAGCATCGGTGCAATCGGCGAATTCATCCGTCGCCGGGCGACCCGGATTTTTCCCCTGTACTGGTTTTACCTATTGCTACTCCTGCCGATCTATTTCGCCGCTCCGCAGATGATAAATTCGGCACAGGGCAATCAGGTCGATTTAGTTGCATCGTTCCTGCTCCTTCCAAGCAACAAACTTCCGCTGCTCAATGTGGGATGGTCCCTGGTATTCGAACTATGGTTTTATATCGCCTTCGCGGCCATCTTGTTGATGCCTCGAAAATGGCTCGTTCCTACCCTTTTTGGTTGGGCGGCCCTTATCATTGCCAACTCGCTGCACGTTCGAAGCGGAGCTTCGCCCACCATCGATCTCGTGCTCAGCGCGTATTCTCTTGAGTTCATTTCCGGTGCAATCGGCTGCTGGCTCCTGCCGAAGGTTTCGCTTGGCACCGCACGTGCAGCCATCGTTGCAGGTTTTGCGGCACTGGCGGGGACACTGTGGTTCTTCGCGGCAGCTATCGACGTGATCTCCGTTGAACGATGCATTGCGTTAGGCGCGTCCATTGCGCTGGTCCTGACCGGCGCCGCCGCTTGGGAGCGCCATGGCGGATTGCGGAGCCTATCGCGACTAAAATGGACAGGTGATATTTCCTACTCGGTTTATCTGTCGCACGTTCTGGTACTGTCTGTGGTCGGAAGGACGTGGTTGCTGCTCACGGATCGAGCTGAAACCGGTATGCTTGCCACCTTCCTGTTCTGGTCCGCAGCCGGCATTCTTGTGATTGCAGCGGGACTATTCAGTTATCATTTGGTTGAGCGCCCTTTGATGGGCTTTTTTAATACCCGGAAGGTGAGCTCAACCGATCGTTCTCTTAAACCTCTGCAAATTCCGTCCAAACGGTATCGACTTGCTCGTCGGTCAATTCAAGGCCCGGAATAAGCTGCACGATGAGAGGGTGGAGGCGCCGAAACTCGGTTGCATACTGCCACTCGATCTGCGCTTGGCTCCGATCGGGTTCGGGTAACAATTCAATTGCAACTGATACCCCCTCCAGCTTGCCAAGGCTCAACAGGCCGAGCCTCAGTTGTCGAGCCGTAAGGTTTGGCATGACCGCTCTGGCTTCTTCGGGTGTCAGAGGAAGAAACTCCGAAATAGGGCCATACTCTCCGGCAACTCCCTTCTCCCAAATCTCCCGGCCATATTCGGTATCGCTATCTGGCACGGCGGTGAATGGCACCAGGCCGATGCCGTCCAGTTCCACCAGGGCATCAAATGCAGTCTGGTCATGTCTGGACCACTTAAGGTTTGAAACCGAAATCACCTCCATTTATGCGATCCTCCTGAACAAGCCCGCCAATACACTTGAAGAACTTGTGTCATTGTATGCTGGCCCGAGGTATCGCCAAGTTCCAGACGGCGTGTACAGGCTATAGCTTCCACCGTTTCCGCCGAGAGCAGTACCAGCGACCGGAATAAGACTGCTTCCAGCAATGATCGTGTTGGGGGCGATTGAACCTAGCGGTCCATTACCCTTCAAAATCGCCACGCATCCGACGCCATTCGTAGTGATCCCGGTAATTGTCGGCATGATAGCCGCGATCGCTGCGGCCTTCCGGTCGTCCGCGAATTCACGGGCGCGAAGCTCGATGCGGGCGCTAATAGCCGCCTTTGCGTTGGTTGATCCCCAATCTGACCATCCGCTGCCGACGACATTGCCATCGGTGTTGAGATAAGCGTCTCCGTCGGCGGCGTGTACGCGTCCCTGGACTACTATGTCACCGTTGAACCGATGGCCGATGAAGCCATTATCAGCGAAGTGGCTGATACGAGTTCCGCTGGCGTGGCCGATATAACCCGCTCTGGTCCCATCAGGTTTCAGAAATTCGACACGGCCGGGAGTGCCGCCGGCAACGACAAGCCGAGCCCCGCCAAGGTCCGAACGCTTCGCGGTTATGTTGCCGGTCGAACTAACGGTTGAGGCACTGAAATTCGTAATGGTGCCGCTGGCGGCACGGAGGCTATTAACCTCAAACTCGCCATTGGTGTTGAAATTAAAATACCTACTCCCGGCAACACGTATGCGCATCGCGCCGCTGGCGGTATCGCTATACAGTAGCCCCTTTTCATTGCCGTCTGCGTCTGTAAACCAGAAATGGCGATTGCCGTTGTTCTTTACCTGGAAGGCATTTCCCGTAGTAGTTAGGCTACCAGTTATCGTGCCGCCAGTCAGATTGAGCTTGGCATTGAGCGCCGCCTGAAGCCCGCCAATATCGCCGATGACAAGAGCCACCGCCCCGGTCCTGCCGGCGACCGAAAGCACGGCGTCGCTCGGCGTGCGCAACTCGACCCAATTGGCAAATGATGTCGCCGGAGAACGCGCCAGCACGAAGCACTTGTTGATGTCGGAGCGCACCGCGATATCGCCGCGCTGGACATTGAGCGCCAGCATCTGAGCCTGCGAGGACACGACGTAGGTATCAGTGATCGCCACTGCCGGAAGATAGGCTTCCGGGATCTTGGTATCGGCCCCGAGCGGAGCCACGCCATCGGCAGCACCACGCATCGCCTGGGTGAGGACCGGCGAACCGGCCGAGGTGATCGCGCCCGTCGCGGACATCGTGCCCTCGACGGTCAACGATGTCTGGATGGTCGGCGCTGTCCGCCTTGCAAAACGATCGTCGAGAAACTCCTGCAGGAGCCGTTCCTGCAACTGACTGTCGGGCACCACAGCGTTTTCGTCCAGCCCGGCATAGCCGTTCGCCTGCCCTTTCTCGGCCCGCGCCTGCCGCTCGTCCGAGATCTGCTTGACCGCCTCGTCAAACGCCGTCAGCGCGTCGGCGATCTTCTGGACCTCCTCACGCTGGATGCCGCTTGGGTTTGGCAGCGGTACTTTGAAATTCGGTGTTTCAGCCATCTCAAGCCACCTTCGAAGTTATCATGCGCAGGGATGAAAGCTCCGGCCGTGCGGCCGGCGTTCCGGTGAGCGTGATGCGGGTGCGGGCGTCCAGATTGGCCGCAGGATAGGCGGCGCGGACATAGGTCTGCTCGACCAGGCCGTCGCCGAGCTGCGTGGCGCTGAAGACATTCACGACAGCGTAATTGCCGGGCACACCGATCTCGACCTTGACGGACGAGCCGGTCGGCAGCAGCGCGTCGAACGTCGTCATCACCTTGTCGGCGTCAGTGGCTGTTACCGCGCGGGTCACATAATCGGCGGTCGGCTGCAGCTCGCCCTCGATGATCTGCACGGTCGGGAACAGGAAAGGCGTGACCTCGGCCGTGCCGCGCAGTAACGCCGAGACCTCGATCGTCTCGTTCTGGATATATTCGTCCAGACGGTGCGTCTGCGATGGCGAAGAGCGGATCACCTGCCCGTTGGGCCGCTTCAACAGGATCTCGATATCGGCCACCGGAGAGGGATATTCGACACCTGCCGAAACAATGATGTCGGACATCTTGGTCGGCTGGAAAGTGCCGATCGTCACCGTTCGTTCGGACGGCTCAAAGCGACAGGCGATGAGCTGGAAGACGAGATCGGCATCATTGTGCACCGTCCAGGTGCTGGCATTCGACGATGACAGCAGTACGCCGACGGTGAAGGGTTGGCCGGTGATGATCTCGTTGGTCGCCACGTCGATCTTACCGATCTGGGCAATCGCCAATGCGTGGTCGCCGTCATCGGTGAGCGCCACGAAGCAATATTCCCGCGCCGGCTCGAGATAGACGGGATAGCGGAAGCGGGCGGTGAAGAACGCACCTTCCTGAAGTTCAGCACCCGACACGAAGGCTTCGGCCAGCACCGTGCTCGTCGGCAGTCCGACATCCGTGGTTCTGATCTGCAAGAAAATCGCATTGGAGCGCGCCCCGATCGCCGCGCATTTCAACCTGACACCGGCGATGCAGCGGCCGCGCGTCAACGTGAATGTCTGCGCCAATGGATCGTGGTCGCCGCCGCTGCCGAACTCCGGTCTGGTCGGGCTGCGGGTCGAGGTGACCGGCGTGACATTGTTCACCTGCGTGACGTTCGTGGTGTTGTTGGTGACATTGGTGATGTTGTTGATCACCGTCGTCTGGTTGATCGGCTGCGGCATCACCTCGGTGGTGGTGGAGAGCGACGACGCAAGGCGCTGCTCCTCGACCGTGATCGTGCCGCGTCCTACATAGGAGCCAGCCGCCACCGTGCCGACGCTGCCCTGGAAATAGACCGTCTTGGTGCCGGTCGGCACCCCGGCCGGGATGGTGAACGTGCCGGTGATGACACCTGTTTCATCGGCAGGAAGGATGCCGGCCGGGACCACCTCGACATCGTCGAACCACATCTTTTCGAGAAGCTCGCCCTCGATAAAGCCCTCCAGCCGGAAATTCACGGCGCGGGCGCGGACAAACTCCGCCGCGCGCGTCGTCGTCCGTACCGTCTCGATGCGCTGCTCAAGCGATATGCCGGTGATGTACTCGCCATCGGCCGCCTCAAAGCTCTGCGTTTCCGGCGAGGTCCAGACGGTCTCGGTTTCCGTCCAGATGTCGGTCGAAGGCTCCAAGCTTGCTCGACCGGGCATCGGTGTGAAGGTCTGGTACGGATTGATCTTCATCGATCCGCTCTCGCGCAGCTGGCTGATGATGACCTCTTCCGTGAAGACGAGGTGCTCGATATCGGTAAGCGCCGGGAACTCATGCACCCTGGCATGGATCGGCAGGCGGAGCTTGCCGCCGAACGACGCCGCCGTCTGCGCAATGCCCTGGTCGCGCATATCGTCGTCGAGGAACGGATCGACGAAGACGCCGCGCTTTGCCGCGACCTCGCGCGAACTGGCGTCCGTCTTGAGCCGCTCCTGGGCAACAAGGTCGAAGAGGTCGATGACCATTTCCTTCAGGTCGGTCAGCTCCGAATACGGGATATTGCGCACCGCCGACTGGATCACATCAGGGGCAACGCCCCACTTGTTGACCACACGGGCAAGCTCCAGCCGGTTGCCGGGCACCACGGGCGGGCGGGCGCGTGACGTGGCGGAGGTGCCCTTGATGTAGACGAGCTGGCCGGTCGGCTCCATCGCGATCACATCGATGCGCGGCAGCTTATAGGTATAGTCGACAAGGATATTGGTGCCCTGCGCCGCGCCGGTCACCTTGATGCTGTCGCGCGTGACCTGATCTGGATCGATGTTCTCGTAATAGCGGTATTTGACCGTATAGGAGGTGCCGGGTGCCGGCTCGGCTCCGCCCGGCGACCAGTCGATCTCACCTTGGGAGAGAAGCCAGCTTGCCGGCGAAGTGTAAACCGTCGATCCAGCCTTGACCTCGATGATGCGCTCGGCGGAGGGATGCTGGAGCGGGTCAGACACGCCGGAGAACGCGCCATGCAGCACATTTTCGGTCACCTCCTTGATGATGGTGACGCGCTGCACCGCCGCGATCGGCGACTTCGACAGGGTAAAATCCTGCGTTCCGCCCGATGCCGTGGTGAAGGCGTGCGGCTCGGCCGAGATGGCACGCAGGTCCGGCTCCTCGGCAATGGCAAATCGCAGGCTCTGTGCGCGCGGCACACGGCGGCCATTGACGTAGGCAACACCTTCGGCGATCGAAAAGACCTGCTTTTCCTCGCCGTCGATCCCGAGCGCCGTAACGCTGCAGCCGGAATTGACAAAGCTCCCATTGCTCTCGCGGCTGTAGTTCTCGATCGCCTTGTAGATCTCGGAATAGTCAATGTTGGTTTCGGTCGTGATAATGGTGCCGTCCTGGACGGCATAGACGGCGATCAGCGGCAGGTCCGAGAGCTCGACCGAATGTCCCCATTCAACCGACATGGAGACACGCGCCGCGCCCGGCTCCATATAGGCTTCCGTACCTGTGATATCGCCTTTGAGCTCCGGCTCTTCGACATCGGTCACCAGCGCCTCGGAGCGGCGGACGCCGATCGCGTGACTGCCGGTGGCGGATAGCACGATAGTGCGCGCCGGCACGTCATGGACGAGGCCGGCAATATATATAGAGACGGCAGGCAGATCGACGCGGATCGTGCCATCTTCGAGCGGCGTCACCACCGGGTCGGGACCATCGACGATGCGGCCGTCCTGAAGGATATAATCCGAGACGCGCCGCAGCTTGTCGTCGGAAAGCGACTGCAGCTCGTTGAGTTCGGAGGACTGGAGAAAGCGCGGCTCGTCGGCGAAGGCGACCGCGAATTGCTTCCTCGCACGGTCGAAGCGATCAGAGAAACCGGGGCGTTTGATGATGCTGCTCATTTCACGCTCACAAGGTCAGGATAAAGTTGAAAGACTGCTCAAGCGTGCCGTCGCGGATAATCGAGTTGAAGCGATCAACCTGGATGAGCGTGCCGGTGACCGCCACATCGGCGAGCGGGATATACATCTGGCCGGCCGGCACATCCGGGTCGATTTCCACGCCGACCAGAATGCCTGTCTCGCGCAAGGTCGAACCGTTGGCATCGGAAAGGTCGAGCTTGAACTCCAGATATAGGTAGCGGGTCGGGTCATCGACGCGCAAGAATCGAGAGGTGTCCGCCATGATGATGTCGCCGGCATCATCGGGGGCGACAAATGAAATTTCCCGCAGCCGCGTCACGCCGACAGGGGCGACCAGCGCCGTATCGGTTGCCAAGGGTTCGGCGGGCACCGTATCCCAGGCGATATCGCCCGAGCCGACCCCGAGAAAGACCGGCACCTCTTTGAGAAGAGACGCCAGTGTCTTGCGTCCGCCGAGAGTGAATATCGCCATGTTCTAAGAGCCTTTCTGGACGCGGATGGCCGGAACGCCGAACGGCTCATCGAGCCATGGAGCGTTCGAGAACGGAACCGAGGTGGGATTTTCGTAGTCGGCAAGCGCCGGCGCGTTGGAAACGGTGCGCGAGGAGCGCTGGACGGTAGGAGCAGCGGCGTCGATGATGTCGGTCATCCGCATCCGCGAAGTTTCGATCACGCCAATGTCGCCGCCGCCCCACACATCAACGAGCTCGCGATGGTGATATCGCAGCGACAGCACCGGCTCGCCGGATGCGCGGCGGACACCGGACCATGAATTGAGCAACGCGCCGCCATTGAGGCGATGCTGGTTCAGCCGGAAACCGCGCTTGTCGTATCCGGCAGTGACGCGGGCGAACTCCGACCGCAATGGCTTCGAGGCTTTGGAGAGCGCCGTCATCGACGTCACGAAATCGGTATTGCGCACCTCGAACGGCAGGTGAACCTGGATCCACATGCCCGGTGATGAACGATCCCGATCGACCATTGCCATCAGATCGGCAAATTCCATGATCTTGCCCCAGGACGAAGCCTGCATCTGGCGCCAGGCCGAATGCAAATTGTCGAGCCCGTCGACGCCGCCGCCCTTGGTCAATTCATCCGTGAAGGCCCAAGTCAGCAATTCCTCAATCGTCTTCGTTTTCATTTTCCAGACCTTTCACCACTTGGCAGTAGTTTTTCGATAGTTTGCGATAGTTTGTATTGCCGTCGTTTGTTGAATGATTTCAGTTGGTTGCAGTTTAATTGCAGGAGTTGCGATAGTTTTGTCCCTAAAGTCGCATGGGAAATTTCATCCCCGCACCCCTTCTCACATCCCTTAGCCCTCCAAAAACTGGTGCAAACTATCGCAAGTCATTGATTTTCCTTCACTATTCTCGCTGTCTGAAGTGTCGCAAACTGGCGCAAACCGTCGCGACTATCGCAAAGCGAAATCCAACAAAATCAATACGTTGCCAGTTTTCAGGCGAAAACGGCTGGACAAGAAAGGGGTTGCGGGGAACGCGGGCGGTCATCGCAAATGCGCCTCCAAATCCTCGACGCTGTTGCCCGGCCTCTCCTGCGATTTCGGCACAGCGTCGAGTTTCAGGCCGTGATAGTTGACGATGCGCCCGTCCTCGCGCCGGTATTTCTTTTTCATGATCAGCCCGAAGCGGGTGAGCGTCACCGGCTTGCCGCCCTGATCGAGCGTGAAGTCGACATAGGCCTGATAGAACTCCTTGGCGGTCACCGAGCCATGCTCGTCCGGCATCACACAGCGGGCGCAGAAAGCCGCTGTCGGGTCCATCTCGTCGCGGTACTCCTGCGTCTTCGCCTTGACCGATTCCGGGATCACCAGCCCTTCGCGCAGGAAGATCTTCACCCCCTCGATCAGCCAGTTGAGGATGCCGGAATATTCCGGCTGGAATTCGGTCACCACATCTTCGAATTCACGCTGCTCCTTTTCCGCGAGCGTCACCGGCCAATGCACCACGGCCATGCGCCGCCAGATGCCGTTATCGGTGCCGCTGATGCGCGGATAACCATTTCCCGACATATGGCCGGTAAAGATCGGCTTGAAATCGAAATAGCCCTGGAAGAGATCGCGCACGGTGAAATCCTCGCCGCCCGTCAGATCCTTGACCAGGTTCTCGCGCAGATCCTCGCCTTCGGGCAATTCCTTGACGCGCAGGAAGCGGCGGCCATAGAGCCGCGCCATGTCAGGGTTTGCCGCGCCGGCGCCCTTGCCTTCCCCGATGAACGATTCGGAGGGAAGCGTCACAGCCGAATCTCCAAGCAGCCGGCACAGCGTCTCCATGTAGACGGATTTGCCGTTCGCACCGAAGCCATAGTGGAAGAACAGCTTTTGCACCGTCAGCCCGACCAGCCCCAGCCCCGATGCGATCTGCACCATGCGGCGCACATCGTCGATCGGCAGCATGCGCTCCATGAAGGCGTCCCATTTCGGGCATCTCGCCTCCGGATCATAGGCGACCGGCACGATCTGCGTGATCAGATCGCCGCGCTGGTGGCCCGGGATAACGTCGAGCGAGGCGCCGGTCGCCATGATGTATTCCGGCAGGTCTTCGCGAATATCGTCGGGATCGTCGAATGCCGGGTTGCGCTGCCGCTCGGCCGACTTGCTGAAGATCAGCGTATGCCCCCGCACCGCCACCTTGAGCGGATCGGCGTTGAAGGCATCGGGATTGCGCATGATATGTGGCGCTGCGCAGACCAGCATCGCTTCCAGCCGCCCCTTGTTCTTCGAAGAGACGGCATGATCCATCCGCCGCTTGCGCCGTTTGGCGAGGTTCTCCAGGGCATTCTCGGCGGATTTCGCCAGCTTCTTTTCCGCAGCCGTCCGCTCTTCCTCCGCCTTGTCCAGCGCCTTTCTGCCCTTGTCGACCGCCGCCTGCTCCGCAGGCGTCATCTGGATGAACTCGGCCTCCATCGCGATGCGCCCGCCCAGGCGCTGCGCCACGGCGAGTGAGCGGGGATCGCCCGTATCGATATCCCAATGGGTTCCATCCCAGACGGCATAGGCGGCCTTGCGGGCTTTCGATTGCGCCACGACAAGCAGGTCCTCGCCGAAATGCCTCAAAAGCCGCTCCGCATTGTCGGTATCGGAATGGTCGAGGCCGGCGCAATATTCGACGATTTCCTTGTCGACCTTGCCGTCCTCGCGCATGGTGGCTTCCGGCTCACCATCATAACCTTCCGACTGCCAGTCTGCAGGCCGCGCTCCTTCTGAAACGGGGTTGCGGGGATTGTCCGCCGCCCGCGCCTGCCGCTCGGCCTCGTCAAGCATGGCCTTCACCGCGGCGGGAATGTCACTCTTGTCTTTCTTCACGCCGCACCCTCAAACTCTGATCCGGCCTCGGCCATCATTTCCGCGAAATCCTTGCCATGGCGCCCCCAGACGATCGGGATCAGCCGTCCCGGCCGGGAGAGCCGCTTGCGCGCCCGCGCCATGGCCGAAGCCGTCATGATCCGTTCCGAATCGGGATCGCCGAGCAGCACGAGCTGGTCGACGTGGTCCGCGACCCACATGGCATCGTCCGGCGTCTGATCCGGTTTCGGCACAGGCCCGGCGACCATCAGCGGCCGCTCGCGGCCTTTGCGGTCGGTCACCGTCAGCGTCGGGTGTGCAAACCGTGATTTCGGATCGGCCGGTCCCGCAAGATTGCCGAGATCGCCGGCCGCGAAATAGAACGTGTCGGGCCGGAACTTCTCCCACCGCCCAAACGCGGCCCCGTTCTCGATCCCCTCGCCGCCGACCCAGCGCCTGGCCGAGGGATCGCCGGCAAGCGGGATCAGCCCGCCCTTTTTGGAGCCGCGCATCTTCTTGGCCGGCAGATGCTCGTAGAGCTTCACCTCGACATCGGCAGCGGAAGGCGCTGCATCTCCGAAGGCCCAGGGCGCAATCCCGGCCTTCTCGCCCTCTTTCGTCAGGCCATAGAGCACCGGCCGGTACTTCGGAGGGCGGTCGAGATCGATCCAAGTGATGTGGCAGCCGATGATCTCTGCATCAGGGCCGATGAATGGCGCAATCATCGCCGCACCGGCATAGAGCGAATGCGGCTGGCCGTTCTGGTCTTGCCCGTGCCAATAGGTGACAGACGGCGCGACCCTCAACCAGTCGTCATCGGTATAACCCGCCCCGCGACGCTGCAGGTAGAACCGGCCATGCATCATGCCGGCTTTCCAGAGCGGTTCGGCCCGGCCGTATATGCCGCGCGCCTTCTTGCGCTCCGCCTCGCGGAAATCATGGGCCTGGCGTTCCTGCTCTTCACGTGCATTCGCGTTCTCGCGCCGCTTCTGCTCGACACGGTCCAGTCTTGCCGCCCGATCTTCCTCGCTTTCGCGCTCGCCGCCTTCCGGAACGGGCCGGCCGGTCAGGATGGAACACGCCTCGAGGAAGCCATCGCGGCGTCTGATGTCGAGCCCATGAACATGCGCGGCCATGCCGATCGCATCGCTGCCGCCCACTCCTCCATGCCGGCAGTTCCACTTGTTCTTCTGCGAATTGAAGGCGAAGCCATCCCGGCCACCGCATAGCGGGCATGGCTGCGGATGCTCGTTTCCCCGCGCCCGAAACTTGAGCCCGAGCGCCTGCGCGGCGTCTCCGATAGAAACGCCGCACGCTTCCTCAATGAATTCATCGATGGCCGAGGTCATGACCACTCCCCCTGCAATTCCGTCATTGCAGTAGGTGCTGCCCGCCTGCTAATCATCGGCGCATGGGGGCGGTCAATAACGGCAACGATGACAAGAATCAGGACGCCAATGGCGCCGATGTGACGATGGTGGTGATTGTCGCCATCGTCGCGGCATGCGGCGTTGCCGTTTTGGCTCACATCTACGAACTTCCAGGACTTGCGCTTCGGGAACGGTACGAAATCCTCCGTAATGTCGGTCTTCTGGTTCTTGGTTTTATCGGCCTTCCTCTCGCTATCTGGCGAAGCGTTGTTGCCGCGCGGCAAACAACAGAAGCGATCAAACAAGGCAGGCGTGTCGAAAAGCAAATGCTCTTTACCGAGCAGCAGATAGCTGCCGCAGAAGAGAATAACCTCGCCGGTATCCTCGAAAAAGCTGCCTCGTTGGTCGCGGAGAAGAACAATGCGCGAATATCTGCGGGCATCGGACTGCTCCACTATGTGGCGACGGCGAATAAAGCTACATTTTCCCGCGAAGCAACCGACCTTCTCACTGATTTTGTCGATGGCAAAGAGCTTATAGATGGCGAACCGCGTGTACTTTTGCGGGCACTTGAATATTTGAATGAAATCGGACGCAAACGCCCTACGCCTGTTATTGTATCCGTTACCGTCAAATCGGGAGATGTGCCTTTCCGCCATCTGGCGGGCGTCGCATACAACGATTGCGAATTCGATGGAGAGAACCTCCCTTTGGACGGCACAAACACTCTGAAAGATTGCCGCCTTACAGACTGCCGAATTGGCGGTTGGAACTATATGGTCGGTGATATCAAAATCGAGAGAAGCGCAATCAGAACTCTGCGCATCCAGCAGTTGAGGACAACCAAAGTTGTTCTGGATTACTGCGACTTTACCGGATGTCGGCACATCACACCCGGAGCGAGCCTTCAATTCAAGAATTGCTATTATGATGTCGATCATCCGCCTGTGAGGAAAATACTCAAGGAATTCGGAGGTCAACTCGTGGCACGGGATCCGAGTGACGAATTCGAAGATATCGACGAATAGTTTCATTCGGCCGCCTCCGCCGCGCAATGAAGGCCGCACTCAGTGTCGTATTCCTCATTCTGCGGATCGAAGAGTTCGGGAGAACGGCGCACCTCATTGAGGAGCGCTGCATAGCGGTCGCGTCTATCGAAGAAGCCGCCCGTGAGGCGCTCCTGTTCAGCCCACCAGTCGGCGCGGCGTGGATTGTCGCGGATAATGCGCTTGCGGAGACCGCGGCCCTTCAGGAAGCACAGATCACAGTTCCCTTCCCACGGCTCCAGGCCGAGATCGAACGGCTGATCAGCCCAGAAGGCCATGACATCAGCCTTGGTGATCTTTGCCTTCGACAAGGGGTAGAGGCAGCGGCGGTTGAACTTCTCTGCGTTCTCCAACCCCTTGAGGGTGCGCATTCCCTCGTCATAGCGAAGTCCGATGACTTCGGAATATTCACCGGATGGCCAGCCGAGCGATGCAGCGAAGTCATTGAGGACCTCAATTTTGAGGTGTTGGGTGCAAAAGCGAGCCTGCCAGTTAGGCAGATAGCTTTTCCCCTTCACCAGTTCGGCGAACGGTTCTCCGTTGCGACTGGCACTGTTGAACCCAACCTCTTCGAATGAGGGTTTGCCTCGCCGCCATTCAAGCCAATGCACCTGGACGCCCCACCGGCTTCCGCACTCATAGACGAACCGCAGCGTTTCCTCGCGTTCCTTGCCTGTATTGGCAAAGGCGACGATCACGTCGTCCGGCAGCTTTCCGTCATGGGCGCGTAGGATCTCGTGCAGCATGTAAGCTGATGTACGGCCGCCGCTGAAGCTAACGCGCGCTGGGCCGGTAATGAGGTAAGGGTTCGTCATGCTGTCCCCATCAGCCTGAACATCGCGCACATGGCGCTAGAGATCGTTGCATATACGACAAAGCGTTTCATTCCGCCGCCTCCCGAAACGTGGTTTCAGCCCAGTGAAGCGGCGGTCTATAGTTGGCTACGATCACGGCAGCCGCAGGCTTCTCGCAAACGGAATTGCCGATTTTGTGCCGCTGCTCTGTTTCGGACAGCGGCTTGCCATTGAAGATGGGATCAAGGATGAAACTATCCGGGAAATCCTGCGCCCGGGCGAGTTCGCGCGGCACCAGCATGCGCATGCCGATATCGACGATGACGAACACGGTCCCTCGGATTGAAATCGTCACGATCTCGCCGCCGTCCCAACATCCGTGCGCACGCAAGAATTCGGCAACCTGACGCGCTCGCGCCATCTGAGCCTCGGAAATCGGGGGAACGGCAGCGTCCGCCTCGGTCAAGCCGAACCGCGCCTTGGTCGGCACGGTAAGCGATGGGGCGTCGACCCGCGCATGCTGACCGCCGGTCGAATAATAGGCCGTCATCAATGGAAGTGTCACAACGGCAGAATGCTGACCGGAGGCGCATACCGCAGGGTGCGCGTCTTCGCATGAGCCGTCCCGGCGTTCACTGCCCTTCAGTGAAAGCATATGGGCGGCGACCACCCCTTGTTGCGCGCCTTCGAATGTAATCGTCGAGAGTGGCACTCCGGCCGGTCGCCCCGGATTGACGCCAGTAGCACGGCGGCTGTCGCTGTTATGCTGCGCCAAATAGACGGCCGCCAGGCTCCCTTGGTTGCCATCCGGCACCGGCGTCGGCGTTGGCCGCTCCACGCTTGCCGTTCGGGGTTCTTGGCCATCTCTCTCGCCGTATCGCGGAACAAGGTACGGTACGACAACCTGGTTCTGATCACCGTCGGATGCAGAAATCGTGTGAAGCGGCTCCTTCGCGGAACGATTGCCGCCCCCGTGCTGGCCGCGAGAGACGAACGGCACAGCTGCAGTTTCAACGACGCCTATCGGCGACGCTCCGCCCGGACGCTTCAAGAAGCTATTGGCCGTCACAGTTGCCAGCGGTTCCATTGGGGATCTTCCGGTGCTGTCGCCTCTAAAGATGGCGACATGTGGAACCACAAGCCCACGCGCATCGCGCGCAACTATGAAGGCTTCATCACCGGCATCAATCACATGGCGCTTCACACCAAAAGCAAGTCTAGCATCCGTCTTCGGGGCCAATGGCCGCACGACGCGCCTGCCCGTTCGTTTGGCGTATTCCCGCCCTTCTTCCTTTGTCATGAAGATCGAAGGGCAATCCAGCGACCAATCCAAGATGTCGGCTGCTACTGGCCATGGCTTGCGCTCGCCAGACAAGACGAAGTGAGACTTCGGATCGCCATGCGTCGGCTCAGGCCATTCGACGGGCATCCCGTCTCTTCGCGCCACAAGTTTGAGCCTCTTGCGAATGGTCGGTGAGCCATATTCACAGGCAACAACCTCTTTCCAGCCTATCGAATAGCCGAAGCGCGAGAGTGCATGCACGAACTGGTGGAAGGTCCAACCCAACCGATCAGGATCGCGCATGAACCCTTGGCCGTCCGGACGCTCGATCAGCGGTGACCATTTCGCAAAGGCGCTGACATTTTCGAGACAAATGATCCATGGACGTTGCCAATCGGGCAATTCCTTGAGCCATTTTACCGCGACCCACGCAAGGTCGCGGACGGCGCGGGACGTGATCGGGCCACCCTTGGCCGGGGAATGATCGCGGCAATCGGGAGAAAGCCATAGCAGCCCGAACAAATCGTCGCCCAGCGTCTCGCGCATCGAGACCTGCCAAACATTGACGGGAAGATGGGTGGTGTCCGGATGGTTCACAGCATGCATGCAGAGCGCGGCGTCGTCGTGGTTTACTGCGAAATCCACGTCGAGTGGGTGCCCTGCCGGCAGCAATTCCATGCCGTGGAGTTGCTGGAGAGCCAGCCGTATACCATTCGATGCACCGCCCCCACCCGCGAAGCTGTCGACCACACGAACGCGCCGCGTTGCATTCTTCGCGGGCGGAACCTCCGGAAACGGCGCCTTTGCAGCAGGATAGGAGCCAGGGCATGGGAGGCAGCGCCAGCGAGCAGGTACGGCAGCTCTTGCCTCTCCGAAGAGATCAGCGACATGCGTTGCGTCGCCCCTGGCGAAGGAATCGATGATCAGCGGCCGGGTCATTGGGCAGCCTCACTGGCGGCATCGTTGGGACGCATTCCATCAATCTTGAAGGGGCTGAAAATGGTATTGAGGCAGTCGCGGATCTTGTCTTCAGACATGCCGCTCGCCTCGCGCATCTGCTTGCGCGTCAGGCCCATTTCCTGAAGGAGAAGCAGCCCTTCGATCTTCATGGCAATGTGCAGGTCCTGGAAACTGGCCGGCGTGATGCAGCCGGGCTGACCGAATGTCGCGCTCATAGGTAAGCCATCCTTCTGGATTTCAGATCGTCATGGAGGAAAAATTCAGGGGACCGGTCGAGCCATCGGCATATCGCCTCAAGCGCCTCGCGCCCGATGCCGCGCCCACGGATTACCCGGTGGATATCGTCGGGCGGCACATCGCAGATCTTCGCCAGCGCGCCGATGGACAGGCCGGCCCGTATCCGCGCGGCATCCGCAAACATGCCGAGCACTGCAAAATCGATCCGGTCTATCGGAAATGTCACGTCCCCCTCGCCAAGCATTATGGTTCCTCGCCCCAATAATTCGGATAAAAAAATCCGAATTCCGGAAAATAACGTCCGATTTCATTTGACAATGGGTCAAAAATATCCGATTGTCTATTTATCGAAACGGAGAGGTAAATGGACAAACGGGACCGCTTCATCGCCGAATTGAGAGACGAAGCAAAAGCGCTGGGGCTCATCTTCAAAGTGAGCAAAAGCAAAGGAAAAGGCGGACACGCCACGGTCTGGATAGGGGACCGCTTCACGACACTGCCAAGCCGTGAAATCGACCCCAAGACAGCCGCGAAAATCAGGAAAGGGCTGGGGCTCAAGTGAGCCCCTCCCTCCACACCAAACACCGAAGGGCTGGAATTATGAGAACTTATGCTTATGCGGCAATCTTCGAGCCGACGGAACGCGAGGGCGGCTTTGTCGTCACCTTTCCGGACGTGCCGGAAGCCATAACGGAAGGCGACGACATGGCGGATGCGCAGGTCCAGGCGGCCGATGCGCTTGGCGTCGCGCTGCTGACCTATCTCGAAATGGGGCGCCCTCTCCCCATAGCCCGGGCGCATGGCGAACTGATCTCGCCGAATGCGGGCATCGCGACGAAAATCGCGGTGATCGAAACCTTCCGCACATCGGGCATCACCCGCGTCGAACTCGCGCGCCGGGTTGGCAAAGACGAAAAGGAGGTCCGCCGGCTGCTCGATCCGGCGACGGCAACCAAGCTGCCGCTGATGACGGCGGCGCTCGCCGCCATGGGGCAGCGTCTGGTCATCGGGCTGGAAGCCGCGGAATAAGGAGGCCGTCATTCGGCGGCCTCCGCGGTCCCTGCCCCGCCCTCGGGCTGATCGCTGGCGGGGTCCTCATCACGCACGCCGAGATAGTCGAACATCGACGGCATGGCCATCTTGGCTTCCATGGCCTTGCAATGCGCCACGCCGTCGAGGAAATAGCCGGAATTAAGTTCGATCCCGACGCCGCGCCGCCCGAACTTCAGCGCGCGGTAAGGCACCGTCATCAGCCCGCCGAAGGGATCGAGCACCAGGTCTCCCGGATTGGAGAGTTGGTTTATCGGCCTGTCGACAATGTCGAACTGCAGCGGGCAGAGGTGCATTTCCTTGCCCTTGGCATGCTGCGCGCCATTGAGCGTCAGCATGCGGGTGACATCCGACCAGACATCATCATGATTGCTGTGCGGCGGCATCAGCATGAAGGTCGGCGGCAGCGCGCCGCGCATCTCCAGCCCCTCCGCCAACATGACATGATGCTCGAAATCATAGATCGACTGGAGATTATAGGCCTTCCAGATCTTGAACACCCGGCCAGCCGGGATGCCCTGTATCTCCTGTGCAGTCAGGAGCCGCTCGCCGGAAGACCGCGCAAAGGCATGCGCATCGATCTGCCACCTGGCGCGGGAATAGCCGGCCTCGTTCTTCCACTGTCCCTTGTCGTGGTCAAGAATCGGCTCATCGCCCCCGATCGGATAGCCGTCCTCGTCCAACGCCGGCTCGTCACCCAGGAGCGCTGGCGCCAGCCACTCCTTCTTCGCCTTGACCACAGGCACATCTGCATAGGAGCGTGATTTATCCGTCTGGGGCTTGCGGAACAGCAGCATATATTCCGGGGTGCCGCACCCCATCTTGGTCGCATCCTTGCACTGCTCTGTCCAACCGAGCCGGTAGGTCTGATTGTTCTCGCGCACCACGTCCGTGATGATGGTCTTCATGCCCATGAAGGCGAAACCGTGCTTGCGGAAATGCTGGATGGTGTCGCAATGAAAGGTCGAGAGCGTCTGGAAGCCGAGCCCGGTAAGCCCGCCCGGGATCACGCGATCCTTGACATGGATGCAGGCCCACCGGCCGGGCTGCAGCACGCGCAGGAGCTGCGGCGTGAGGAAGTCCATCTGCGCCCAGAAATGCGGATCGTCATCGGTATGCCCGAAATCATTATAGGACGGCGTATATTCATACTGCGTCGAGAACGGGATCGAGGTGACGATCAGCCCGACGGAGTTCTCCTCCATCCCGTGCGTTTCGATGACATTGTCATTGTTGATGCAGGTGAAATTGTCGCCCCGCACCTCGATCCGCTCGACACCGATCGAGCGTTCCAGCGCCTTGGCCATGGCATGTTCGTTCAGCCGGTACTTGCGGATGATTTCGCTCATTTTCTCCACCAGATGCTCGTGTTTCTTCCACTTGGCGACGAGCTTCCGGCGCACTTCCCGCTCGTTTTCGGTGAAGATGATGTGTATCTCGACCGGCTTGTCCTGCAGGAATCTCAGGATGCGATGGATCGCCTGAATGAAGTCGTTGAACTTGAAGCCGATGCCGAGAAAGATTGCCTTGTGGCAGTGCCGCTGGAAATTGCAGCCGGAACCGGCGATGACGGGTTTAGCGGCCAGATGCTGGAATTCGCCCTCGGAAAACTCGATGATCGTCGCTTCGCGGTGAGCGAGGTCCTGCGCGCCATAGACGGATCGCACGCCGCACACCGCCACCTCGATCGCGCGCCGCTCATCTTCGAGATCATGCCAGAGAATGAAGTGATCATCCGGCGAGGCCGTCAGAATCTCTTTCATCTTGTCGACGCGAAGCTTAAGGCTGTCGCGTTTCTCGCGGGCGGCATCGACGACACCCAGCGCGGCATCGCGGAAAAGCGTATGCTGGCCGCTGCGCTCGATCTCCCTGCCCCGAATGTCGGACTTGACCTCGTGCCAGTGGACCTGCATCGGCGGCAGGTCATAACCCTCATCAGAGAAGCCGAGATCGGAAGGCTTTTGCAGGAAGATCGCCCAGGAGGAAACCCAGAGCCAGAATTCATCCTCCTTATGGGGATGCAGCACCAGCTGGTCGGCCTTTTCCGAATTGCGCTTGAAGAAGCGCGTCTTGGCCTCGCCGACATCCATGATGCCGAGATAGGCGGCATAGGCGAGAAGCTCGATATAATCGTTCGGGCTCGGCGTAGCGGTCGCCACGAATTTGTAACGGACATTCTGGAAGAGGCGCATGAACTCGCGGAAGATCTTCGTCCCGCCGAAGCCGCGCAGGCATGAAGCCTCGTCGAGCGATGTGGCGAGGAAGAGTGCGGGATCGATCTTCCCGTCGCGCACCGTCTCGTAATTGGTGATGAAGATACGGCATTCGGGATCAGCCGCGTTCGCGGCCACGGCCTCTTCCCACGATCGGATGAAGGTCAGCTTGGTTCCAAGCGTCGCGGCATCCCGCATAAATTCCTGCCGCACGCCGAGCGGCGCGACGATCAACCCGAAGCCGGCTTCAGCGGATGCCGCAAACACCGCCTCGATGACGCAGCGCACCGTCTCCAGCTGCATATTGGTCTTGCCCAGACCGAACGCCGCAAAGATCGCGCGGCACCCGCCATTGACGGCCCATCTGACGATGGCGTCCTGGTGCGGCTTCAAAAGCGCATTGACCGAAACCCCATCCAGCAGGAGCCCGGCCGGTTTCGCCACCGGAGCCTTCGCCTCGAGGAATTGTTGATAGGCCCGCAGCGTCATGGCATCACCGCCATCACGAAAGCGATCCAGCATGCTCCGATGACGCATCCGATGCTGGCAGCAGCGGCGATGCAGACAGGGCGCGAAAGTTCACGGTCGAGCCAGGGCTGTTTCATGGCTGCCACCCGATCATCGCCCGGACATGCGCCAAGCCTTCGGCGCTCATCCGGTAGCCGAACCCATACAAATTGATGATCTCGATGCAGGACGGGAGCTTCTTGCGTGCGTGACAGACGAGGACGGCGATCTGTTTGTTCTCGATATGCTGGTTCCAGCGCGTGACGGCGCCGATCAAAGCCTCGAAACTCCAGTTCCGGCCATTGGCAAGACATGCCACCACAATCGCCTGCTGCGGCGTCAGGCCGAACGCATCCCTCAGCCTCAACTCATAGCCTTCGGGCGGCAGGAGCGTATCGAGGACATATTCGAGCTCCTCGATCCGGCGCGCCATCGCGTCCGGGCTCGCCCTGTCGATATCGAACTTGCGGGCAATCGCCGTCATGTGCGCGGCCTCCGCTCGGTGCGCAGATGCGCCGCGCAATAAGGCTTGCGCTTCGGGTTTTCGGCGCGTTCGCAACCGCACACCGGCATCAAAGGCCCGGCTGCGCTGAATGGATCGGCGGCGAAGAACAGGCAGCGATTTTCCTGCAACGCCCGCTCGAACGACATCGGCACGACGATGATGTCGCGCGCATCCGTGATCTCGGGAACCACTGCGCCGGCATTGGCAACCGGCTCAGTCGGTGCCTCGGGCCTGACAGCACCAGGCGCACGCAATGACGATTGCGCACCCTTCTGCTTTCGGCTCGGGCTGCCCGTCGGGCGGCTCGCAAATATATCCGGATGCCGATGCACCTTGCCCAGCACGGCGCTGCGCGAGATCGACAAAAGCGAGGCAATCTGCGCGGCGCTGTCGCCACGCCGCCAGTAGCGCTGCAATTCGGCCATTACCTGCGGGGTCCAAAGGCTTGCCATGGCTCAGCCCTCCACCACGCGGATATGCGCTTCCGGCGATCGAGCAGCGGCGAGCAGCTTGCGCAGATCCGAAAGGCTGCGTTCAACATCGTTCGCCACGCGGTCCATCTGCTGGGCCTCGGCAGGCGTCAGCTTGCCATCGGCGAACGCCTTTGCCCCGGCGCTCATCAGCTCGCCCGCCTGGCGCACCGTCTCGGCATAGCGCGCCAGAATGGTGCCCGTGCTCTTCTGCGCCTCATCCGGGTCTGCAAGCCGCCGCCCGTTCAGTTCCGCCATGACGGCGGTGACGATCGGCACGCCGCATTCGGCTTCGAGCAGCAACACGGCGTTCAATGGAATGAGATCGGTATCCTGCGTGTTGTTCCAGCGCCCGACCTGGCTTTTCGAAATCGAGGTGATTTCCGCAACGCGCTCGATCTGGCCCGCCAGTTTGATCAGGTCGCGCTGCGCGGCTTTGAGCCGGTAGAACCATGCGTCTGAAATCTGCGTCATGGGGGCATCCTCGAAAAAAGGCAAAGCTTTCCCGTCACGGGAAAAGCCGTTGAATTTTCCCGTTAAGGGAAAGGGTTTTTGCTGTCAGAGTGCGTGGGTCAGATGATTATGGAGGGCCACATGAAGCCCGATTGCTTAAGCGCTCGAAGGCCAGATGGAACCTTCGGAACAAAGGAGAGAAAACCCGATGCCAATACGGAACACGGATACGAAGCTTGTGCACGAACGGACGCAACACGCCCTTTTCGCCAAGGCCCTCGAACAGCTTGCCATAGCGTTTGTTGGAAAGGATCGGCGCCGCGTTCCACTTCTCAAGGACGTTTTCGTGCGTGCCATCGCGAGAGCAGAGATGCGCCCAGACACGACGGGCGCACAGACGAGCGCGGTCGATTTCGATTTCCTCAAGGAGCGCAGCATCCCCGAGGCGACCACCGCTCTGATGAAAGTGTTCGAGAAGATCGAACGCGGCGTCGGCAGATGATTGGAAAAACAACACATCGTCGAAACTCTCCGCCCATTCAGCACGCCTTTCCCGGCTCGCGACAAGTCGCTGTCCAAGAAGCAGCAACCGACGCCTGCGCACACGATCCAGATCACGGCGCGAATGGCCGTGGCAGAATGCGCAAGCTGCATCATCGAAGCGGCGCAGAAGCGAACCCATTTAGCCTGCCCTCCCCTTGCCAAAGAGCACGCGCCGCGCTTCCTGCTCGACCAGGCGGGCAAACAGCGCAGTCGGGCTTTCGCCGCGAAAGGCGCAGAGCAGTTGGAAAAGCTTCTTCGCCGTGGCGAGGCGTCGCGTTGCACGGCTATCGGATGGCTGACGCAGGGTCAGGCTGTCGGAGCTGCGGACGGCGTTCATTCGGCTGCCTCCTTTGGCACACAGACAACCGGACGGTGAACACCTTTCGGCCATTCCATACCGTCGGGCCAATTGACAGAGAACCAAAGCATTGCGTTCTCGAAAGTCGTGGTGGTGACGTCGGCCTGACCGGCGGCGATGCGATCGAGTGTCGAGCCACGGTTCAGCACGATCGTCGAAACCCTTGAACGCGAAAGCCCTGCGGCTTCGCGGTAACAATCGGAGACACGGACAAGATGAGAGCGCATGTTCATGAAACGGAAAATGAGGAAATCTTTCCACACTGTCAACCGAAAAGTTTCCACGTTCCGCAAATTGATATTGCGGATTATATTCCGCACATGATGGAAACGTTTCAGGACCGCGTTCGCCCAAGAATGCAAGAGCTGGGATTGAACCCTACCAGTCTGGCGACCAAGGCGGGTCTGGACCGGGGTACGGTCCATAAGCTGCTGGCCAATGACCAACAATTGCCGCACCCCAAAACGCTCATGAAGCTTGCCAGGGCACTTGAGGTCAGCGAACAATGGCTGTTGACAGGAGATGCCGCACCAGAGGACCCCGTGTCGCCAACGACACCGCCTTCTAATTCGTCGCTGCGCGGAGATACAAAAGCCGCAGGTGTGACGCCGCCCAACATGCGTCTCCTTCCCAACGATGTGCCTGTTCTCGGCACTGCGGCTGGCTCGCACCACGCCGGCTCATTTATTATGGAGGGAATTATCGACTACGTTCGCCGTCCACCTGCACTGGTAGGTGCGAGAAATGTTTATGCGGTCTTTATTGAAGGCACATCGATGGAGCCTGAACACAATCCGGGCGACCTTCGATTCATTCACCCCGATCGGCCGGCCCGCGTCGGCGATTCGGTCATTATCCAGACGAGCAAGGGCGCCATGGAGAATGTGGAGGGGACCATCGGCAGGCTTGCCAAGCGCACAGCAACGACAATTACACTGCAAAAACTAAATCCGCCCGCATTGATCGAATTTGAGATCGCGACGATCTTTGCCATGCATAAAGTACTGACAATGAACGAACTTTTTGGCATGTAGCGAAAAGATAAAGACCCGGCTGAAGCCGGGTCCATGAGCCGCGAAGCAGTCGCATCTATTTTAGCAACCCGTTGGCCTTAGCCGATCGACGAACCTGCATACAATGAGCAGTCTTGGCCGACCCCTTCATTTCATTGAGTTCATATTCCTGACCGCTAATCATCAAATTCATCGTCGGAGCAAAACCCGTGTCACCGGCATCGACATGTTTTTCGATGTAAGCTTCGATTGCAGACTGGTTGAAAGCAAGGTCGCAGAACTTCTCTGAAGCGATGATAGTACCAAGCTCATTGGCGACCTTCATGCTTTTCAGGCTGTCACCCTTGGCCGACGATATGGAAAGAAGGCCTACAGCGAGGGCCGCCAGCGCTTTTGGCATCATATTCATTCAACGGTCTCCTCTATAAGGGTCTTTCTGCCACGAAAGAGAACTGCGAACAGCCCAAGGATCACCGCTCCCGCTACCCAAACGAACAACAGAAAGCCACCGCCGATCGCTGCTCCTATTGCCCTTCCGGCCGCCTCTGCATCGCTTGCCACCGGCCCTGTCGCCGCGCTCTGAACGCCGGCGAACAGCCCAAATGCCATGAAAATGTTAAAACCCAAGAACAACAGCAGGAAGAGCCAGCCGAGAAAGCCCCTCTTCCTGATTTCTTTGCGTATGATTTTTGCCATTTTTGCCCCCAAATAAAATCACCCAATGCAATCGCAAATTGCCCGAGGGAAGCACGGCAATCAAGGCAAAATTTGCCGCGCGATCAGCGCTCTGGTAGGCAGAGATACATCAATATGGAAATCTTTCCTCATTTTATGATTGACGCGGAATTGTTTCCACATTAGCTTTTCTCCATCGCCATTCCCGATGGAGCCACACCGTGAACATCCAACACACACCACAGCAATTCTCGCCGGCCGCTCAGCGCGCCCACCAGTCGGTGGAAGCAGGGCGCGCTTTCGCCACCAGCTACCGCAACGCCGCCTTCGCCCGCGCCGACAATCCACGTGGGCCGGACGAGAAGCCGCACCGCCGCGCCATAGAAATGGCCACGGTGATGCAGGATATCGCCGCTTCTCGAGGCGCCGCGACATTCCGCGATATGATCAGCGCCGGCTTCACAACCGCAGAGATCATCGAATTCGGCGGCCAGGCGCAGAACCTTGCCGCCGAATGGAAATCGGAAAGCCGCAGCGGTGCATTCGACTGCATCGAGGAAATGGCGATCAAGGTTCGCCAGCCTCTCCCGAACCGCCCGCCCATGACCGAGAACTACATGACCTCGCCGGGATTCTTCCTGGCATGGGGAAAATATTGCGCCGGGCGCGCCGCACTTCTCCTCGATCCATGGGCGGCCCAGCGCGAGCGCTGCCTCTGCCTGCTGCAGGAATTTCTCAATACGCTGCCGCTCCTGCCGGCTGAACGCGCCCGCCTCGTGCAGGCGGCGGATAGCACGCTGCCGAAGATCCAGGTGCGCAATTCGAGGGCAGTCCTATGACCGCCTTCGTACCGGCCTTTCGCCCCGACGGCACGGTCTTGAACCTTGCCGAACCACAGACCTCCGACATCGTCTGGCCGGAGATCGCCAACAGCCTTTCCAAAATCGCCCGCTTCAACGGGCGCTATTCGTGCCCGGCCTATGTCGTGGCGCAACACTGCGTCATGGGCGCCGACGCAATCTTCAACGAGACCGGCGACGCGATCGCGGCAGGCTATTTCCTGCTCCACGATGCGCGCGAGGTGTTCATCGGCGACATGATCCGCCCCATGCAACGGCTGCTCTCGCTGCATCTCGACACCTATCTGGAGCCCGAGCTTTCTGTGCGGCTGTGCATCGACAGGATCGGGTGGAAGATAGACGCCGCCATCTTCAAGGCCGCTCGCCTGCCCCATCTCACAACGATGCCCGATTATCAGCACGTAGTCGACGCGATGGATGACCGGATGCTGCGCGCCGAAACGATCGCCTTCTTCGGGCAACACGCGGCGGAACATGTGCCAGCCGCCGATCTTCCGGCACCGAAGCTTACCGGCGCGCTGAAGCCATGGGGCCCGATGAAGGCGGAGGAAGCCTGGCTTGCCCGCCTCTCCCGCTATCTCGGCATCGACGCGAGGGCCGGGGTCCCCGCCAGCGACCGCAGGGAGCTTAAGGGCGGGGCAAACAATGGGGGCTCGGCATGACCAAGCCGGAAACCGCACGCGCCACCCTGAAAAAGATAGAGGCCGGAGAGCCGCTGCGCCTTCTCATCGGCCGGTTTCCCGACATGTCGGAGATCGTGCTTGAAGCCAGCTACGCGGCGCGCCTCCGAGAGAAGATCGCTATGGAAATGGCGCTACTGGCGGACGGTGACGAACCGGGCCCGGGCGCTTCGCCCGCCGCCGCAATTGCCGAGGCCGAAACAGCCGAAAGCGGGCCGCAACCATCCCAAGCCGCGACTGAAAGGACCATCCGACCATGAAACGCATCCGAGACTCCCAGGCCATCATCGGCTCGCTTGAAGGCGGCGATGCCGTTGCCGCGCTGTCCAAGGAAATCCTCGACACCCTGCTGACGCTGAAAGAGCTTTCCGGCGATCGCCCAAAATCGAAAGTGAAGGGCAGCGTCACCCTGAAGCTGGACATCGTCGTCGAGGCGGGCACCGCCACGTTCGAGGTCGACATCAGCTCGAAACGGCCCAAGCCCGTTCGCGGCTCCTCCTTCTTCTGGGTGCTCGACGACGGCTCGCTTTCAACCGAGCACCCCGAGCAGATCAACATGTTCGCCGGCCTGCGCGACGCGGCCGACATGAGCCGTTAACCCCCAACTCACCCCCTAAAGGAGACCTGAATTGTCCGAGAACAACCCCGCCACCGAAGCCGCCATCGTCGCCGATCCCGCATTCAGCCTTTCGACCGCCGCCGAACTTGGCGCCAGGGCGAATGGCGCGGAGCTGGTCAATGTCGTGCGCACGGACGAACTGACCGGCCTGCCCGCAAGCGTGCCCGCACTGCTCATTCGCGGCGACAATCCGCATATCAGGAGCGTGGATGCGATACTGGAGGAGCACCGCCTCTTCCCCGCCCGCAAGTCCGGCATCGCCACGGCCCAGACGCTCGAATCGTTCATCGGGCTCACGAACCGTCACAAGATCGAAGACAGCGTCGTCTTCGCCAATACCGACTGGATCAAGCCCAGCCTGACGACCGTCATCGATTATCACGAGAACACGAGCGGCGGCAAAGCCGCTTTTGGCAAACACAGGGTCCACTATGCCTTCCCGCTTTCCGAGGAATGGAAGGCATGGGTCAAGCTCAACAGCGCCACGATGACCCAGGAGGATTTCGCGGTATTCCTTGAAGAGCATGTGTTCGAACTGTCGGCGCCCGAGGATGGCGAGAAGCTTCGCTACGAACGCGAATTCGCCACCACGATCGCCACGCCGGCCCAGCTCGTCGAACTCTCGCGCGGCCTGCAGGTCAACGTCGCCGCGAAGGTCAAGAACGCCTCGACGCTGCAGACCGGCGAAGGCCAGATCATCTGGGAAGAGGAGCATCAGGGTTCGGACGGCAAGCCGATCAAGGTGCCCGGCCTCTTCATCCTGTCCGTCGCCCCGTTCTTCATGGGCGAGAAGGTTCGCGTGCCGGTCCGCCTGCGCTATCGCGTGAAGAGCGGCTCGATCGTCTGGTTCTACCAGATCTTCCGGCCCGACCAGATCATCAACGAGCGGGTCCGCACCGACCTCTTCGATGTGAAGGACAAGACCAGCCTTCCCGCTTTCGAGGGCTCACCCGAGATGCTCGCATGACGGGCGCTCTTTTTCATCTGCCGCGGGAAGCTCTGCTTCCCGCCCTGGCCGCCGTGAATCGCGCCGTGGCGAAGCGCAACACGATCCCGCTTTTGTCCAATGTGCTGCTTTCGCATGACGACGGCGCGCTGACGATCACGGGCACCGACCTCGATGTCGAGATCAAAGCCCGTGTGGACGCGGAGGGCATCGCGCCCTTCCAGGCATTCACACTGCCGTCTGCGCTGCTTCACGACGCCATGCGCAAGCTGCCGGATGGCGCGGATATCAGCTTTACCGGCGATCCGAACGGCGCATCCATGACGATCGCGTCCGGCCGGGCGCGCTTCCGGCTGGCCATCCTGCCGGCATCCGACTTTCCGACGATCTCCGCCGGAGAGCTCTCCCATCGCTTTTCCCTGTCCGAAAGGACTTTTGCCGCGATCATCGCGACCACGGCTTTCGCGATCTCGACCGAGGAGACGCGTTATTATCTGAACGGCATCCATCTGCATCAGGATGGTGAGAAACTCGCCGCCGTCGCGACTGACGGGCACCGTCTGGCGCTCATGCGGCTATCACTGCCGGATGGCGGAGCGGGAATGCCACCCATCATCCTGCCAAGGCGGACGGTGTTACTGCTTGCAACGCTCCTGGGCGACAAGGAGGCGATCGACGTTGCCCTTTCAGACAACAAGATCCTGTTCAGCCTGCCAGGCGGCGTGACGATCACCAGCAAGCTGGTCGACGGCACCTATCCCGATTACCAGCGTGTCATCCCGCCCGCTAACGCCAATCGGTTCAAGGTCAGCATCGAGCCGCTGGCAAAGGCGCTCGATCGCGTCCTGACCCTTTCAAGCGACAACGGGCGCGCCTGCAGCTTCGACTTCGGCGACGACGCGCTCAACCTGATCGTCATCAATCCGGATCAGGGCGAGGCCAACGACCAGGTCGACATTGAACGCATCGAGGGCGAACCGGTCAAGATCGGCTTCAACAGCCGCTACTGCCTCGACATGCTCAATGCCGCGGGCGGCGCCGAACTGATCTTCGAACTCGGCGCCCCGGGCGATCCCTCACGGATCATCCCGGCCGGGCAGGCGGACGGCGCCGCCACCGAGACGATGTTCGTCCTGATGCCGATGCGGATCTAGGGACTTAGGAGAAAGCGCATGAAGCTTCCCATTCCGATGGGCCGATATGGCTCCGGCATTCATTTTATCCCATGGTCCTATTTTGGCGTCATGTTGAATGGACGCATGTATGTCCTGCGCAATAAGGGGCAATTTTGCTTCCGGCGCTGGGATAGCATCTGGCGCAAAACAGCAACGCCCGTCCGGTCGGCAGGGCGATAGCCATGGCAAGCACCTCCCGCACCACGACTTGGCTGCTCGATGAAAACGAAGCGCAACACGCACTTGAGCTTTGGGGCACCCGAAAATTCGATACCCACGACATCGCCCGCTTCCTGCGGGTTCCAGAGCACGCGGTTTGCCGGCTTATTCAGGCGACCCGCGATATCATGAGAGAACAGAAGGAGGCTGGCAAATGACATTTCCGATAATTAGTCCTATGGGCTGTTTTTCTGGTGGCTCCCATGACTGACGCCCACACAGCAACGATAACGGACGATGCGGCAAAGGCATACCAGCGCGCCGCAGAAGTCGCCAAGAAATTGCTGGAAGTCAGCGACGGCTATTCATGGGAGAGCGCTGACGGCATCTATCACACTATCATTGGTCTGATCGACACGCACCCTACCACCGCCCTTGCCAAGCTACCGGCAGAGCCGAGCGCGTGGCGACCGATAAAGTCGGCCCCAAGGGACGGAGATGAGTTCATAGGCCGATGCGAACCGGGTCGAGCAGAATTTTCATGCTTTTGGGATGGTGAGGCGTTCGCGCATTATGACCATGCGGACGGCCTGATTTACTATCCCGTCAAAGAGTGGCGACCGTTAGCCATAGCCACACCCCAAACACCCGCGCCGCAAGTGCCGCAGCACCCCGACGACATAGCCGTTGATCAGTTTGCCGCTGCGATGAAGGACAAGCTCGCCAGGAAGCGTGCAGAAGGTCGCGGCGGATGGGATGAGCCCAATCAGTGCTCGATAGCGTATCTCTCGCGGCTCCTAACTGAGCACGTCGAAAAGGGTGACCCTGTAGACGTTGGCAACCTCGCAATGATGATCCATCAGCGCGGCGCGTCCGTTGCGGATGAGCGCGAAAGGTATGCCGATAAGGTCAAATCGCGATCCGATGTAATTGTCACACCCCAAGCCACCGCGCCGCAATCGGACATGACGGCTTTCCAAGGCTCACATGATGCCGACAGCCGCCTCCAAGCCGCAGCTCGTGAGGCTGGTTGGGCGTTGTCCCAGCTCGTGGACGGGATTGATTGGGATAAGCGGGAGCAGGTCTCCGCCATCATCGGCAGGCTAGGCCTCGCGCTTCGCCAAGCCCCCGCGCCGCAAGCGCCGGAGCACCCCGACGACATTGCCGTTGATCGGTTTGCCGCAGCCATGATCGCAGCTAGCGCCCTTCTCTCCGAACTGCTGGCCAAGGTCGAGGCTCAGAAGGCCTATTGGAATGCAAAGCAGCGCGGCCTGCCATCCATCGAAGACTACACCGACGATGAAGGCGAGGTCTCTTTGCCAAGCGATATAGGCCCGCTCTTGGAGCAGGCATCGGCAAACGGGCGATACAGCGCCGCCGATTGGTGGCTATCAACCATCACCGCCGTCTTTGCCAAGCTACCGGCTGCGCAGGGCGTGATGCAGCCCACGCACCGCCACAAGAAGCGCGCCACCGAATATGTGCTGATCGGCATCGGCAGGATGCAGACAAGTCACTGGCGTGATCCGAGTACGCCAGCAGACAACTGTCCCCACGGGACCTCGATCAATATGCGCGAGGTCGCCATTTATCGCAGCGTTGACGACGGCTCGTTATGGGCGCGTCCGCGCGAAGAATTTGAGGACGGGCGCTTCAAACCTCTTCCCGCTGCCCTCGCCCTGCTCGAACGCATCGGAGGGCAAGATGGCTGACGGCACCCACATCGAATGGACGGACACCACCTGGAACCCGATCACGGGCTGCAGCGTCGTCTCCCCCGGCTGCACAAATTGCTATGCCATGCGGCTTGCAGGAACGCGCCTCAAGCATATCCCGAGCCGCGCCGGCCTGACCCGAGACACGAAGGCAGGCCCGGTCTGGACCGGCGAGGTTCGCTTCAACCCGCAATGGCTGCATCAGCCAAGCAAATGGAAGCGCCCTCGCCGCATCTTCGTTTGCGCCCATGGCGACCTCTTTGCCAAAAATGTCCCGGACCAGTGGATCCTCGATGTCTTGACCGAGATGGCGGTCAACGATCATCACGAATTTCAGGTGCTCACCAAGCGTCCGGAGAGGGCCTGCGAGGTCCTGTCACGGGAGGATCTTCTCCAGGACATATATGCCAACTGGTATGGCTTTTCCGGAAAGCCAAGGGAAGTCAATTCCTGGCCGCTCCACAACGTCTGGCTCGGCGTCTCGGCTGAAGATCAGGGCCGCTACGACGCTCGCCGGCGCTGGCTTGAGGAGACCCCGGCGAAAGTCAGGTTCTGGAGCCTCGAGCCATTGCTCGGTCTCATCGATCTCCAGTTCGGGCGAGTTAAACCCGATTGGGTCATCGTAGGAGGCGAGAGCGGCCCAGGTGCCCGGCCGATGCATCCGGATTGGGTGCGGTCGATTCGCGACCAGTGCGCCGCCGCCGACGTGCCCTTCTTCTTCAAGCAGTGGGGCTCGCATAAGCTGACGTCCGATTGCAACGGCCCTTACATGATCCCCGCATCGAAGAAAGACGCCGGACGCGCGCTCGACGGGCGAACCCATGACGATTTCCCGGACATGACACAAATACCCGCGCGGAGGGCAATTTGATGACAAAGCTATCGAAAGCGCAAATCCGAGTGCTTAACCTCCTCGCCGTCTACCCTGCTGGGCATGGTGTGTTGTTGATCGGGCCGAATGTCACGGTAGCCGCCAAGCTGGAAGCAAGAAAGCTCGTAGGGTCTCACGGAAGACACTACTACAGCATCCTCAACGCAGGCCGCGCAGCACTGGCAGAGGGAGGCAAAGATGCAGACGCTTCAAGCAGCCATTGATGCTTTCAACGCGCTCCCTCCTGAGAAACAGCGCGAAATGACGGAGGAACAACGGAAATCATGGGCCGAAGCGGAAAGCGTACTCGACCGTACCCCAGCCAATCCGGCAGACAAAGCCACCGCCGACCTGGTGCCGGTGGCGCATCTCTTTCGCTATGAAGATTCCGAACATGGAAGCTTTGAATTTTACGACACGGTTCCAAACCCTCCGCAGGCATTCACAAGTCGCATCCCCCTCTACGGCCCCGAAGCCGCCGAGCGGATAGCGGCGCTGGGCCAAGAGCTTGCCGAAGAGAAACGCATAAATAAGCAGCTGTCTGACGAACTCGACATGCGCGAGGACGAAGGCTGCATGTTGGATGACGAGTTCCGTAAATTGACCGAACGCGCCGAGACAGCCGAAGCCTGTGTGGCGAAACGGGAAAAGGAAAACCAACAGTTCCGGGATCGCTACGAAAATTGGAAGCCGATGACTACCCCGCCTTTCGAAGGCGCACACCCTCATACGCTGCTCTGCTTTTGGACACCCCCGACAGAAGACGAAGCTGACTATTGGAGCACCGGACATTGGGATGAGCGGCCTGATAGCGCCGCTATGTGGTGCTCAATCGTAACGCCGATTGGTCCGCGTCGCGAGCAGATAGCCGCCCTTATCCAGCAGGAAGGCGAACAGCCATGACCTCGTTTGACCGCCTCCCCCAGCTCGCCCTATCCGTCATACAGCCATGGGGCCACGCCATCGTCCACGATTGGAAGGACATCGAGAACCGCAGCAAGCCAACGTCGGTGCGCGGTCCGGTCTGTATCCACGCCAGCCGGTTCGTGAAGCGGACCTTCAACGGCGAGGCGAATGCCTATCTCCAGACCGTGGCCGGTCTCGACGTGCCGCAATTTGCCTTTGACGACCTCACCTTCGGCGCCATCATCGGCACGGTGGAAATCGTCGACTGCGTGACATCGAGCCCCAGCCGTTGGTTCTTCGGCACCTACGGCTATGTGCTCCGCAATGCTCGGTCGCTCGAAGAGCCGATCCCGCTCAAGGGCGCACTCGGCTTCTTCGACTGGCGTGCCCGGCTCCCGGCCGATGTCAATCCGGCCAGGGACGAGCCCGGCTCTCCCGCACAAGGAAGCCTGTTCTGATGAGCGACGAGATAGAACTCGACAGGCCAATTCGGCTCAGCAAGGCATGCAAGCTCTTCTTCGACGGAGCGCTGACACCCTCCGCCTTGCGAACAGAAGCCGCGAAGGGAAATCTTGAAATTACTCAGATTGCCCGTAAGGATTTCGTCACGCGCCGCGCGATCGAGGAGATGATGACGAGATGCCGCAAAAAAGAAAGCCCCCACGCCTCTGGCTTAGAGCCGAAAAGCAGCGCGACGGCACAATCCGCAATACGTGGATCATCAAGGACGGCACCGCCAATATCCGCACAGGATGCCTTGAGGATCAAGTTGATGAAGCGGAGACAAAACTCGCAGAGTATCTCGCCGAAAAATATGAGGCCCCCCGCGGAGGTCGTTCATCTGAAATAAAGGTCGGTGATGTCCTGACCATTTACCTCGACGAGAAGTCGGAATCGACATCCAGGCCAAAGGAAACCGAGCAGGCGATTTCCCGCCTTAACGAGTTTTTCGGCGACAAGCTTGTCTCGGAAATAAAGGGCAAGCTCTGCCGGGATTTTGCCGTCCATCGCAAGACGCAATCGGGTTCCCGCCGCGACCTAGAAATTCTTCGTGCAGCCCTGCGTTATTATCACAAGGAATATGGGCTGGACGTTCTGCCCGCAGTGACGCTGCCGGAAAAGAGCGTCCCGCGCGAGCGATACCTCACGCGATCGGAAGCGGCAGCACTCCTCTGGGCATGCATGGGATGGGAGAAGCACGGCGAAGGAAAGAGCGTCTTCTGGACCCGCCGACGCGATCAAAAGCGCATGCACCTTGCCAGGCTCGTCCTCATCGGCATTTACACCGGCACCCGCCTTGGCGCGATTCTCAACCTGCAATGGATGAGGAGCACCACGGGCGGCGTCGTTGATCTTGAGCGCAGCGTCATCTTCCGTCGAGCCGATGGCGAGCGTATGGCGCACAACAAGCGCAAGACCCCGGTCAAGATGGCGCGGCGCCTGGTGGCCCATGCCCACCGCTGGAAGCGGCTCGATGGCTGGTCTGACGAAAAGGCAGGGCTGCGCTACGTGGTGAACTATCTCGGCGATCCCATCACCAAGCCCCACAAGGCGTTCCGAAGCGCGCGGGCAGCGGCCGGTCTGGGCGAGGACGTAACGCCCCACGTGCTGCGCCACACGCGCGGCACATGGCTCGCCCAGGCCGGCGTCCACTCCAGCGAGGCTGCCGCTTCGCTCGGGCTTACGGTCGAGGAGTATGAGCGCACATACCTGCATAATGATCCTGATTTCCAGCAAAACGCTGCCGATGCCTATTGAGAACAAACCCGGTGCAGCGCACTGATTGCGCACCGCTTCACGGAACATGGAGTGAACATACGTGACTAGACTGAACCAAATGGCACTGATTTCATTGAACTTTTTGCGCGCACACGCCGTTCGGGACGAGGGGGTCGGAGGTTCGAATCCTCTCACTCCGACCAATGTTTTCAATAGGTTAGCTATACGACTCCACCCCCACAGATACCTTACCCCACAGAATGACGCTGAAAATTGGTTTCTTAACAGCGGTATTCGTGGCGGCTGTAGCGCGCAAAATCGCGTGGCAGCGCGCGCAAGATCAGATGGCAACAAGTTTTTCTTTGTAAGCCTTTCCTCCATCCCATGGGGCGCTTGCGGAATCGAGCGTAAGGTGCACCTGAAGTTGCGTCTAGGCGACTCTCTTCCGCGCCTTCGATATACGATGCTCTTTGCGGTTCCCGAGATATTCCACATTCTGAGTATGGCGATAGGGATTGATCGGCTCGCCAATCGGATCGCCGTAATCCTTCAAAAGCTCTGTTGCTGCCCCATCGCGAGTGATCGTCGTAAGCTCGCAGACACCGCCTGCTGATGCGCCGAGCATCGGAACCTTGGTGCCCCATGTCGTTGTGTCGGGAACACCAGCAAGGCGGAAGGCCTCCATAAGCTCGACGCCTCGCAGTTCCAGGAACCGTTTATCTGATTGTGGAATTCCTTTGCTGAATGTGTGAGCTAACTCCGGCCCTAGGCGTGGACCGCCCGCCGCAAAGGACTGCTCACGGAAGCAGTATGGCGTCGGATCATCGGGATTTGTGCCTGCTACCAAAATGAAAAAACCGCGTGGTGGCGTGTAGCCGGCCACCAGCAAATCAAAATGCGTGTCCTTTGCATCGAGGTCGGCGGTATTCTGTTCTTTCATGGTGCGAAATATCGCGGCCAGTCCTTCGATCGCAATCTCGACTGAACCGGACTTGTCGGCAATCTTCACACCGGTGCCTGCCAGTTTCTTTGTGATGGCATCATGCCCCCGGCCTGTGATCGCCAGCGGCAATGATTTTGCGCGAAAGACCTTGCTTTCCACCTTGGCGAGATTGCCGTCCACGTCCCAAGATGCGCCGTCAGTCATGAGCCTCACGCAATCGGTATACTTTATAGCGACATAAACGCTCATATCCATGTTTCCTTCAGGCTAGCGTGTCGCGGCAGGAAGCCGCCATCGTGTTTGAGAACGTCCGCTTGAGATCGTCCTTTAGGAAGTCGGTCGCGGCCTTTCCGATTCCGGCCAGGGCACCCTTCCAGTCACCACTGGTCAGGCTGTCAATTACAGAACCGATAGCGTCTTCACCAGCAGAGCGAAAGTTGCTCCAGGCATCGGTTTGGCGCTCAAGTACGTTTGTCAAATCGGACTGCTGTTTGGTCAGTTCTCGGATTTCCTGCGCCTCCCGGCTGCTCTGCCCCAAACCGCGCTGACGAATAAGTTGCTCGGCTTCCAACTGGGCGAGAACACGGGCGCGCACCTGTTCGCTCGCCCCTACTAAGCGCAGTTCCGCCTGCATCAGTTCTATGCGATCGCTCTGAGAGCGAATATATTCTTGGGCGCTGGCGCGGCGTTCTTCCTTGGCAAGCGCCTCATAGCCTTCGACCGTCTGCGAAATGATCTTCAGGAGCCGCTGCTTTTCGTCACCCTCGGCTCGCGCAGCTGCCGTGATCAGCGGTCGCAATTCGCTCTCTGCGCGCAGATACTGCTCCGCGTCAGCCGCGCTGACCGTACCGGCCGCGATCGCGTCGTTGACCTTCGCCCGCGCTGCCGCCTCGGCTCGCATGTCGAGGATCTGCGCCGATGACTGCGCCATCGCCTCGGCCATGACTTGATTACGGGCCTGACGAACGCGGTTCTCAGCCTCTGCCGCGTCGATCTCCATGCCGGAAAGCTGAATGCGCTCGCGCTGCGCGGTCAGTTCCGCACGCGTCAGCGGATCGCGAGCTGCCTGCAACTGGATATCCACGCGGGCGAGTTCGATCTGGCGCTGCTCCTGGGCAGTGATGCGGGCGAGCGCTTCTGCGCGTTGTCGATCGGCGTCCGATCGCTCATTGCCATCACCGGCATTGCCGCGAGCCGTGGCGTACTGATTTTCGACTTGTCGCCGATCGCTCAATTCGGGAGCGGCAATCTCCCGCAGACCGGACAAGGCTTCCTTGTAGTGGTCCATCCGCCGCGCCGCCGCCTCGACGGCATTCGCAGCGCGGATCGCTGGGGGTGATGTTTTTTCCAGAGACTCGGCGGCTTCCAGCCCGTTCTTTGCAACGCCAAGGAGCGCAAGGCCGGTTTTCAGGAGCTTTTCATTGTTCGGCTCAAGGCTCCAGCGGTCCTCGACCATCTTCCTGAACCCGAGGATATCGGGCTGGCCTTCCTTGGCCGTCATACGCAAGTGCTCAAGCGCCTCGGCAAAGGCGTTGTAAGATGGATCAACGAACCAAACGTCGGCACCATTAGTCCGCACATAAGCTTCACTCGCCACCGCATGCGAACTGTTAACGATGGCCTCGTCCAGTTCCTTGCGTGTCGATGCGGCGGCGATACGCGAACCAGCCATTGCGCGGCGATAATACTCGTCCGCCCCGGTACCGGCATATTGGTAGGCATCGCGGAGCTTGCGCACCTGTTCTTCATGTTCACTGGTGATTTCGCTGACCTTACGGGTCTTGGTGAACATGCCGTCCAGGGCATAGCTGGCGGCGTAACCGACTGCCGTGATGCCAACCATCAGCAAGGTGGTCGGGGTGATCAGTGAGGTCATCCCCTGCAACAAAGCCGGGAAGACCTCGCCCAATCCGCGGTTTCCCATGACCTGGGCGACCTGACCGGTCTGTTGCACCATGATCATGAAAGGACTCTGCCCGGAAGCCAACATGGTCACGATATCGTTGGCCTGATAGCTCAGGATCGCCATTTCATGTGCCGCGAGTTTCGTCGATGTCGCGGCCGCAACGCCGCCCGACTGAATGGCCGCGACCTGCGCGGAATATGCAGCCTGCGCCTTTGCGATCGAGGCAACGCGTTGCTCCTCCGTGATCGCTCCAATCTTCTCGGCTGCATTCAGTTCGGCGAGCAGCGACAGATGCCGCTGCTGAGCGTCCATCAGCGGCTTGTATTGCGCCCGAACCTGATCCAACTCCCGGCCATAAGCCTGCAACTCGCGCTGGCGCTCGACCATGGAACTATCGGTCATGCCCGAACGAATGCCGAGGAAGCCGGAGACTTTCGAACGCAAATCGTTTTCCGCCAGCGCCTGACCGCGAGTGGCTTCCGTCGCGCGTCGGGATGACGCGGCGGCCTGGTCGTTGCTGGCGGCAAGCCCCTTCATGGTGGCGGCGGAGGCTGCTGCCGTGCTGCTGAGGCCGGCGACCGCAGCTTTCCCGTCCGTGGTCGCGCTTTTCAGACCACTGGCATCGCCGGTGATAATCATCGACAAACGCATCGGTGATGTCATCTGAATATCCTAGCCATCGTACTTGCCGGTATAGCCATGGTCAGGCTTTTGGAGAAAGGCGCGCGGCAATGGAGAAGCAATCATTGCCGCGCTGGTCATAGAGCCTTGCCACCCTATGACCGTAGGAGATACGGGTTCTATGCTGCTTTGGCCCAAGCCGTGACGATGGGCTTTGCGGTGTTGGCCCATTCGTTCTGGACCGAAACAGCCGTTGTGCTTCCATCACCATTGTCAGCGATAACGACGCGAGTCCCGTTGTTCAGAAGCCGCATAGCCGCACCCTCAAGGGCTGGAGGAACAACAAGAACGGTTGGCTTTATCCCGAGCAGGCGTCCTTCATCGCCTGTCAGGTTCATCATGTATTGCCGAGCAGCTTCATAGTTTTCGGCATTCAGTTCGGCCTTGGATGCGAAGGCAAGCTGCCATAATCCGAAGCCAGCATTCGAACGAGCGCGGATGCCGTAGATGTAATCATCTTTGAAGAACACATTGCTGTCGTTGTCATTATCGAGAGCAGTCAATTTCGGAGCAATACGTTCCTGATAGATCATCGGTTTAACGGCACGGCTGGTGTCCAGTAAATACCATGCAGGTCCGTTCCCGGCCTGCATATTCGAGACAGTGGCAGTTTCACCCTCGCCATTCCTCACCGGATGATCAGCGTCGAAGAAATTCTTCCCGTCATAGCACTTTGTGGCAAAGCCCTGGGCCAGCAATGAAAAGACCAGTTCGTCAGGTTGTTCTTTTGAGGCACGTCCAAGATCGGTAAAAAATGGCGCATAAACACCTATATTGTCGTCCTCAATGTCCGTCCGCTTGACCGAAATCGTATCTTCGAACAGCTTGTTGGTGACAGCGAAACCATGCGCTTCCAGACTCTTGATTTCACGGTCGCCTATCCATTCGCGAAGCTTTGGAACTTGACCGAGCCAGCCGTAGCGCTCGCTGCTATTGGTTGACGGCACAATCATGGCTATTTCGCCATAAGCGCTCCCCGCGCCTTCGAACCCAATGTTAAAATTCGCCTTGAAGCCCGTAAAAATATCCCCGAGGCTTTGTTTGTTAATGATCATACTAACGGCTCCGATGAGTTAGGTGCGGTCGAACTGGCATCGAAGGTTTTGCGGACTTACCAATTGACTGCGGTTAAAATCAAATTTGAAGGTCATTTGAAGGCCACTGGCGCGTTTTCTCCCTCCGGCCTTGTTCTCCCCCTTGGCATCAATGCCGTTTCGCCTTTCCGTGGGCCTGATGGCGATCTTCAGCTTTCCCGTGCATTTGCAAATTGTTCGGCGCTGAGACCGAGCTTGGCACATATCGCAGCCTGCCCTTCGTCCAGCTTGCTCGCGGTCTGACTGCGGCTATGCGCCGATGTCTGCTGTCCAAACAGACCGATGAAGGCAGGACCGGTCTTTTCCACGAAACTGTCAAAGGCGGGCTTGTTTACCTTGCAGAGCGAAACAGCCCAGTCCTTCATGAATGGAGCGACCACGCCGCGCCGAATATGGTCCGCAACGTGCGCTTCTGCGGCCGTTTCAGTCACGCCCTGGCGAAGTTGGTTTGCCTCGGCTACAACACGTTCGAAATCACCGATCGGAACAAACTTCGAAGGATCGGGAGTTGCGCTATTTGCGGAGACAGGTGGCGTCTCACCCGTGATGGATGCGATTTCAAATGCCAGATCGACAAGCGGCTGCAACTTCTGCAAGACGGCCTTCTCATCCGACCCATCTGGAAGGCCTAGCAACTTGGCCGCGCTCGCGACCTTCTCGACATACGCTTCCACTTTCATAACTACCTCCGAGCGCGCGAGCGCTGTCAATTGATCCAAGTTGGGAGAGTTGGTCAGGCCTGCGTTATCGATATGAAGAACGCTGCCCGATTGCGTGTGATGAAAAACCGGAGAGAGGTAACGATACTCGCGACTGGCGAGGTGTTTTGCGGCGGCTTCCGTCCATTCAACAAGCCCCCAGACACCATCTGATCGAGCTTCCATACCGACTATCCAACCCGCAGCCGGCGCGGGCTTGCCGTTGTTGGCGGCGTTTATGCTTTGGTGCTCGTAATCGATAACGATCTGTTTTTTACCGTGATAGGAACGCGTCCGTTTCACGATCTGCGCCGGATCATTCGCGAGATACGGGCCGCGTCCGTCAATGCCGTTGAATTTGCCTGCGGGCAGCAGGTGCACCCATGATCTAGCCTCATCTTTTGAAGCCAATATCTCGATGCGGTGCATTCCAACTCTTGCGCTCATCAACCTTTGCTCCGCGCGAAACGCTGGAGATCATCTTTTATTTTGCCGGTTCTTTCGCGCAATTGTTCGTCGCTCATGAGATACGAACGGACAGACGTGTCTGTTACGCGCAGGATGCGAGCGATTTCACTGTTGGAAAGGTTGCAGGAGCGGAAATATCGAGCGAGAAATTTCTTGGCCACCGGGATGCGATAAATGCTAACGCCCTCGAAGCGATCATATAAAGCCTGTGTCGCTTCTATTCCGATGAGGCGCACAATCTGATTACCAGGCGTGGCCTTGCCCGAAAAAGAGAGCGCGCTCCCGCCGAAATTGATCAGGAACGTTACGGCAACCTCAAGCCCCAAAGCTTCAATAAAGGGAATAATATGGGCTTCAATTCGCCCGGAAATTTCTTGGTTTTGGGAGTTTCGCCATGTGTGCTGCATGACCGAATTTAGATCATAACCAAGGTTGGCGATCTATTTCCTAATCCTATGCAATAAGGGTTTTTGGCCACCGCACGTTCGTTGGCAGTTCAATACATCAAAAGGCCACGGGAAGAAAGCTTGCCCATGGCCTTCGATTTTGATCCTGCCCGCCCTAGTTGGCAAGGCCCAATCTAACGAGCACTTTTGCCGCTTCCTCGACACTTGGTAACGCGATCTCCGGCGGTAGCCGTTCCGGCAGAATGTCCCATGCTTCTGCGAGATCGCCGTTCGTTTCGGTTTTCAAAATGCGGACGAGCGGCAGGACCCATGGCGGGGCCGTGTTCTCCGCTTGCGCTTCTTCCACCCGCTCCACGTCAGGCAGGTTCGGCAAGATTGAAACAACCGCGTCGATCGCCGGCAACTCCAGAATACGCACTATCAATTCGTCGAAGGCGCGGGCTGGCAAGCTTGAGACGTGATACGCGCAAAACCATTTACCTTTGTGTCTCGCCTTGCGTCTGCGCCAACTATCCTTGTTTGCTCTGCGGCTAATTGCTTCCGGCGTTCGAGGCAAGCCGGGTAATGCCTTGGCTGCCAGATCGGCGGCGGTGAACCATTCCTGTATGCGACTGCCGTCGCGAACGATATGCAGCAATAAGGTTTCGAGATATTTCACGCGTCGTTGATTGTAAGCCCATTCGTCAGCAGCGACCGATACCGTAAGGATAAGGCTATCTGACATGAGGCCACCTCTTTTCGAGCCAAAGCGTGGTTTGCTGCTTTTGAAGAATCCATCGAATATAAGCTGCGAAAACTCGGACAGAGGGCATGGGAGCAGTTTGAGTGCCTTCGGCATTCAATGAAACGGCCTTACCGAATTTTGCGATGCAAACCGCCCGGATCGGGGCCGCTTTACTTGTCGGAAACGTCAGAGAGTGCTCGATCCGTATCATCAACGTTATTTCACGATGCAACTCGCCGTTTTCTGCAATTTCGAGAATCTGCATCCCTCGAACTGGTTGCCAGTCCCTCCAGCCTCGACGTTTTTTCCGCCGCGCTATAGCGTCTTGAGAAAATAGACTGACATGGTACTCCATTGTCGTACCCTTTCCCGCTGCCTTTCGGCATAGGGTCGGATGCGCCGACAGCCAGTGACGCTGGATATAAAGACGCACCGCCTGATAACTACGAGACATGCCCAACAACTGCGCTTCATGGACTTGCCGCGCCGTGAGCCATTCCGTTTGGTGTGGGTTATATGATGTCGGCAT